AATCTTCGCAATGCGTTCTTCATTCACCTCACAGGATGGTGCAGAAGCTCTCGTTGACGAAGCAATGCCAGACATTTCAAACCAGAACGCTGCTGGTACAATCGGTGGTGGTGACGTTGGTGCAACAGAGACTAACCCTGCTGTTCTTAACGACTCACCTTCCGCTGGTACATACACATCAGCAACTGGTATGACACGCTCACAGGCAGAAGCCCTCGGTGACAGCGCCACAAACGCTTTCGCAGAAATGGCATTCTCAATTGAGAAGTCAACTGTTACCGCTGTGTCACGCGCCCTCAAGGCCGAGTACACAATGGAACTCGCACAAGACCTTAAGGCAATCCACGGTCTTGATGCCGAGACAGAACTTTCCAACATCCTCAGCACAGAAATTCTTGCTGAAATCAACCGTGAAGTTATTCGTTCCCTGTATGTCACCGCTGTTAAGGGTGCTCAGGTTAATACGACAACTGCTGGTATCTTCGACCTAGACACCGACTCAAACGGTCGTTGGTCAGTTGAAAAGTTCAAGGGTCTAATGTTCCAGATCGAGCGTGATGCTAACGCAATTGGTCAGCAGACACGTCGCGGTAAGGGTAACACAATCATCTGTTCAGCAGACGTTGCTTCTGCCCTACAGATGGCTGGTGTTCTCGATTACACCCCTGCCCTCAACAACTCACTAAACGTTGACGACACTGCCAACACATTTGCTGGTACAATGAACGGTCGTTACAAGGTCTATGTTGATCCATATTCCGCTAACGTTGCCGCTTCTCAGTACTACGTTGTTGGTTACAAGGGTACATCACCTTACGACGCTGGGTTCTTCTATTGCCCATACGTTCCACTACAGATGGTCCGTGCCGTTGGTGAAAACTCCTTCCAGCCAAAGATTGGGTTCAAGACACGCTATGGTATGGCTGCTAACCCATTCGCTGCTGCTGGTGCAGCTGCTGCTGGTGATACCGTCAATACTGACGCTTCACTCGACGCAAACACCAACGCTTGGTATCGTCGCGTTAAAGTCACAAACCTTATGTAATAATAATAAGAAAGTTTGTGATCAAACTTGGGGAGTACTCGAAAGGGTACTCCCCTTTTTCTTATAAATACTTACATGGCAACGACAAGAACAATAGACAGACAACCCGAGAAGTTAGACTACCTAAGTCCAACTCAATTCAAGTTTAATATTCACCAACTTCCAAAGGTAGAGTTTTTCACCGTTGGTGCTTCCATACCATCTATCAGTATGGGTAGTGCAACTATGCCTACACGCCTTACTGATATTCCTATGATGGGTGACAAGGTTACATATGACCCTCTCACAATCTCATTCATTGTTGATGAGTATCTAGAGAACTATCTGTCACTTCATGAGTGGATTACTTCAATCGGTTTTCCAAAAAGTACAGACCAGTTCAAGAACTTTCGTTCAGAGACATCTGCAACTCCCACTGCAACTAGAGGATCAAGTCAGGATATTGGTGATGTAAAACCCGCCACTGGAGTTCGAGCAATGTTCTCAGATGCAACTCTGACTATTCTATCAAACAAGAATAATCCAGTTGCAAATGTTTTCTTTCGTGACCTGTATCCAACATCACTAGATGCATTAGAGTTTACACAGGCAGCAACTGATGTAGATTACATCACTGCAAGTGCATCATTTGCATACACAATCTATGAAATCGAAAGTATATAAATAAAAACGAGCAGATGCGATAAACTTTAACATTTATTAAATCTGAGACTTAATATCTAGTGACACCTCGGCAAGCCTCACTAGGGTCAATATACACAAAGAGAGTACAATCAACTCTGCTCACTTTTTTAATATGGGATAAACATGAACTTAGATGAATTGAAACGTATCGCAGAAGTAGACCTTCCTATTACAAATGATGAACACATTGATCAAGAATCCTACAAGAACCAAGTAATCAAACAGAAGTGGTTAGATTTTAAATCTGACTTCGAACTGATGCTCATCAAAGCACGGACAGACCACCAACAACTCTATCGCGAAAAGTGGGAGTACTATGGTGGTAAGGCAGATGCAAAGGTCTATGCTGCAAAACCCTTTGACATAAAGGTAATGAAAACTGATTTGCAAATGTATGTGCAGTCAGATGAGGATATTCTACGCCTACAGAATAAGATTGGATATTATGAAACCTGTGTAGATTACTGCAAGGGTATCATTAAGTCCATTGACAATCGTGGGTGGGATATTCGCAACGCAACTGATTGGAAGAAGTTTGAGGCTGGGATGGTATGATTTGGGGTTATCACACACTATTTGATTGTAAGTCTGGTAACATCGAAAAGATTTCTAGTGAAGGAAATATTAGTTATTTCGTAGGAGAACTTATTTTCGAAATTAATATGAAAGCTTATGGACCTCTACTAATAGAACACTTTGCTGAACATGACCCAAAGATTGGTGGTTTTAGTTTTTGTCAGATGATTGAGACAAGTAACATTACAGGACACTTTGTGGATGCGACGGGCGATTTCTACATTGATATCTTTAGTTGTAAGGAGTATGACGTTGATGTTGCACAAAGAATGATATACGAATTCTTTGAACCTAAAGAGATCAAAAAGACATTTATCGAAAGAGGCTTTTGATGGACATTGAAAAATACATTATGGAATATTCGAATATGGTTCCTAAAGATTTAACTAATGAGATTATGGGTGCAAACCTAGATTATCAGAAATCCACATATTCAAATAAGACAGGTGTGGTAGAGAATTCGAATGACCGAGTGAACATGGATGAGTTCTGGATTCGTAATACCCATGAACTCTATGAACCTCTCAAGAAATGTTTTGTAAATGCCATCAACATGTACATGACAGACCACCCATATTTCTCCGTTCAGCATCTCACAGACTTTCGTATCAATCGGTATTCAGAAGGTGGGTTCATGTCTAAACACTACGACAGTATCCATCACAGTCACGGACAACACTATGGATACCCACATGCAACAGTTCTGTTATATCTAAATGATGACTACAAAGGTGGTAAGTTCACAGTTGCAACCAAGAAAATGAAACCTAAGGCTAGGTCTGCCGTAGTGTTCCCATCAAACTTTATGTATCCACACGAAGCAGAAGTTGTCACTAAGGGAACCCGTTGGAGTATTGTATCATGGTTGATGTAAAAACATACAAGTGTTTTCCTACATCCATTCATGAAGTCAAAATGGACATTAGTGCGTTTGACCAGAAGAATATGTTGATTTATATTAAGAATGGTAGTAAGAACGATGACCTTCATACTATGTCTTATTTCCGTCCTCTTGCAGAGAAGATTCTGGAGACATCAAAGACCATTCTAACAAACGGCGGATACGAGTTTGAGAATGTAGAGATTACTAATATGTGGGGAAACATACTAGGTGAGGGAAACTCGCATCCCCCCCACACTCACTCTAATAATATTCTATCTGGTGTGTATTATTTGCAGAGTGGTTCTCCTATTCAGTTCTTCGACCCCAGACCAGCAGCACATATCTTTAAACCCAAAAATTGCTGGCCAGATTGGGATAACTCTGGTATGTTGCAGTTTAACTCTGTTGTAGATATTGCACTATTCTTTCCATCATGTCTTATGCATTGGGTTCCACCCACTCCAAATGAACGCATAAGTATTGCATGGAACATATTGGTTAGAGGACACTACGGTGAACCTCACACACTACAAAATGCGTATATCTAAAAAGAATGAAGTATATCTAATATTAGAAGACATGTCTGAGTCCACACGGCGTGAACTCACAGAATTCTTTACCTTTGAGGTGCCTGGTGCAAAGTTCATGCCCATGTATCGCAAACGCATTTGGGACGGTAAGATAAGATTGTTCTCACCCGCAAATGGTGAGATATACGTTGGACTACTTGATTATATTACGAAGTATTGTGATGACAATAATGTATCATACGAGTTAGAAGAGGGAGTAAGGAATGAGCGGAATATTGTGGAGTCGGTTGCAAGAGGTTTTATCAAAGGACTCAAACCAAGGTCGCAAGGCAAATCCATCAAGGTGCGAGATTACCAGATTCAAGCTTTCTCTCATGCCGTGGGGAATGATCGTGCTCTTATTCTTAGTCCTACTGCTTCTGGTAAATCACTTATAATCTACTCACTGGTTCGTTACTACCACATGGCAGGACTCAAGACGCTCATTCTTGTTCCTACAACTTCACTGGTAGAACAGATGTACAGTGACTTCGAAGATTATGGGTGGTCACCTGGCACATACTGTCAGAGAGTTTATCAGGGCCACGATACAAAGGTAACAAAGGATGTTGTGATATCAACTTGGCAATCTCTATACAAGATGCCAAAGAAATACTTTGATGATTTCGGTTGTGTGATTGGTGATGAGGCACATTTATTTAAGGCAAAATCCCTCACAGGGATCATGACAAAATTACATAGTTGTAAGTATCGTTTTGGTTTTACAGGAACACTTGATGGGACAGAGACTCACCGACTTGTGTTGGAGGGATTGTTTGGTCCTGTAGAACGAGTTACGACAACAAAGGAGTTGATGGATAATAAGTCACTGGCGGACTTGAAAATAAAATGTCTTGTTCTCAAACATCCAAATATTCGTGAGAGAATGGCATACGCAGATGAACTAAAGTATCTTGGAACATCTGAAATACGCAACGAGTTTATCAGTAATCTTCTTTTCCACATTTCAGGCAATACACTTTGTTTATTTCAGTTGGTAGAAAATCAAGGACAACTGTTATACGACAAAGTAATTGATGCCAGAGACAATGGTTTCTTTGACGACAAAATGAGAAAGATATTCTTTATCTACGGTAACACAAGTACCGAAGAAAGAGAACATATTCGGGCTGTCGTTGAAAATGAAAAGAACTCTATCACTATTGCGAGTTACGGGACTTTTAGTACTGGTGTCAATATTCGCAATATCAACAACATCGTGCTCGCTTCCCCTTCGAAAAGTAAAATTAGAGTCCTGCAATCAATTGGAAGAGGTTTGCGTACAGGGGAGAATAAGGATTCCGTTTTGATTTTTGATATTGCTGACGATATGACATTTCGTAATCAACCCAACTTCACACTTAACCACTTTACAGAACGTCTAAATATTTACGCAACTGAACAATTTGACTACGAAATTAGCAAGGTAAAACTACAATGACAAACTCAGAGTACAAGATCGTAAAGTTAATCAGTGGTGAAAACATCATCTGTGAAGTAACTGATCATGGAGCACATTATGAGATTTGTAATCCTTTGCTTATGAATGTCGTTCCTCGTATGCACAGAGAGGGACTATCTGAATCACTTGCATTGACTCGATGGGTGCAACCCTTCACAGAACAAAGATATTTCGAGATTGAAAAAACAAAAATTATCCTCACCGCAAATGCTTCTGCCGGATTATCAGTCTATTATGAAAAGTGTTTGCAGGCTCATGATGAATGGATACATGAAGAGCCCGCCCATGAGGAACTAGAAGAAATTCAAGAAGAAAAGTACAACGAACTTCTAGAAGAACTAGATAATAGTGAAGATAAGGTATATCACTGAAGACTCAACATAGTTGATTATACAGATTTTTTTGGTAATGTCAAGTCACTTTAGGTACTTGACAAATATTAACACATATGATAATGTAAGAAAAGTTTTAGTTGAGGAGTAATTATGGCTAAACGTAAAAAGGGTGAACATTATGTAGATAACAAAGTGTTTCTCCAAGCAATGGTTGAGTGGAAAGAGAAGTGTGCCGCTGCCGAGAAAGATGGTAAGGAACATCCACCTGTTACGAATTATATCGGTGAGTGTTTTCTAAAGATTGCAACGCACCTTTCGTATCGTCCTAATTTTATTAATTATACTTATAAAGATGAGATGATTTCAGATGGCATCGAAAACTGCCTTCAATACGCTTCAAACTTCAATCCAGAGAAGTCAAAGAATCCTTTCGCATACTTCACCCAGATTATCTACTATGCCTTTTTGCGTAGAATTCAAAAAGAGAAAAAGCAAACCCATGTCAAGAACAAGGTTATCGAACAGACAGACCACAGGTCATGGACCACAATGACTTACGATGATAGGTCTTATCATATTCCTTATACTTTTGCAGTAGAAAATCTTCCAGATGAAGATGTCTACAAACCAAAGAATAAAAAGACAGAAGAAAAGAAGAAGGCTGGTCTAGAGCATTTTATGGATGAAGATGAAACAGACGCAGTTAGAGGATACGATTAATTGAAAATCGCACTTGCATGATAACATTGATGATGTTATCATGCAAGGCAATGTTAGGAAAATTGCACTTGTATAAAAAATATTATGAAAAGGGTATAGACCCAGAAAAAAGAATTGGTTCGAATGGACCAGTTCCTAAAGAGAAAGGAGTTCAGTAAAGTGAAAATCGCACTTGTGACTGACACCCACTTTCGGGGCTCGTAATGATAACCAGAATGTGAATGAATACTTCTATAAGTTTTATGACAACATCTTTTTTCCAGAGTTGGAAAAGAGAGGTATCAAAACGTGTGTGCATCTTGGGGATGTAGTCGATAGACGTAAGTTTATCAGTTTCAAGATTGCCAATGATTTCCGTAATCGGTTCATCAATCGCTTTGCCGAGTTGGGTATCGACTTACACATTATCATTGGCAATCATGATACCTACTACAAGAACACAAACGAAGTAAACTCTATGGAAGAACTTGTCGGTAGAGACAGATGCAACATCTACACAGGACCAGAGGTTGTGGAGTTCGATGGTGTTCCTATTCAGTTTATTCCTTGGATCAACGCAAACAACTATGACGAGTCTATGTCTGCACTCTCACGTTCCCCTGCACAGATTGCAATGGGACATCTTGAGGTAAATGGATTTGAGATGCACAAAGGTCACTTTGCTGATGGTGCATATGATAAGGAACTGTTTCGTAGATTTGATATCGTGATGAGTGGTCACTTTCACCACAAGTCAGACGATGGACAAATCTATTACCTTGGCACACCATACGAGATTTACTGGAGTGACCATGAAGACCCCAGAGGTTTTCATATTTTCGATACAGAGACGAGAGAGTTAGAACGTATCGTAAATCCATATCATCTGTTTGAGAAGATTTACTATGACGACACCACAACAGATTACACAGACTACGACATGTCTAGATTCAAGGACATGTATGTAAAGGTAATCGTGGTAAATAAGAAAGACCTTTACCAGTTCGACAAGTTTGTGGACCAACTTCTACAGGCTGACGCACATGAGGTAAAGATCATAGAGGACTTCTCTGAGTTGGATGCAGAGAATGTGTCAGATGATATTGTTGAGAACGCAGAGGACACAATGACTCTGTTAGAGAAATATATAGATGAACTGGACGTTACTTTGAGTAAGGACAGACTCAAGAACACGATGCGTTCACTATACACTGAGGCACAGGACTTAGAATTATAATGGCTTTAACGGATGCGAGTAATAAAAACAAATCTGGCAAGATTGGTGAAAAAAGGATAAGAGATTTTCTAACAGAAAATAACTTTGCCTTTAAGGAAGGTGGTCACAAAGGAATTGATTTTCAGATAAAGACTGAAAAAGGATTACTTTATGTTGATTCTAAAAACCAAAATCAAGGTGGCGCTGTAGATAAAATTATTGTACAAACGGTAATGCAATACAAACGTTGGTATGATTATAAAGATGTTTATATTGTTAGAGGAACGCAACCTCTACCGAAAGAGGTGCTAATT